TCAATTTCAACATACAATACTTTGATATCAACAATAGATTGATTGATACCAGTTAGAGAATAATTCTTTAGTCTGCTTAGAATCAGTTGCTTATCAAAATCGGATATAAAATCTCCATTCTTGGGTTTGATACTAATCTGAACGGTGCCAAACTTTGGAGGATCTAACTCTTCTCCTCCAACTACAGATACAGACTCTGTATTGGGATAGACTTGATGGATAATCGCTTCGTAATCCCTTCCTGTGACTGCCCTGTACTGCGCTGAATATAGTCTAGGAGCAAAGTACTTAACGGACTCAATTGGTTCGATCTCAGTGCCGTTAGCACTCTTATTGATGGTTGTTAGAGTTACTGAATTTACGGGTACTGGGTTGTTAAGAGAGTCAACAAAAGTTCCTGCAAATGCAAAGTTTGCTGCTCCATTACCATCCGCACCATCAGTTACGATGTAAGTAACAGTAATCTTAGCTCCATTCTCTAACTTCCTACCAAATACTCCATCACCAAACAGAAGTTCATATTTCTCATCCTGAACTTCTTGAATTAAGTAAATTTCAGAAGTTTCATCAATTGAAAGAATATTATCAACTAGTCTATACTCTCTACCTTCTCCAGTCTCAGATGCACCAGCAACTTTGACTACGATAGTTTGAGTATCAATGAAAGAATTATCTAATACGAATTTTTGATCTAAAGAACCATCTACAGTAAACGTCTTTTTCAGTAGAGTTCCCTGATAAACAGAGATTGGTTCTGCTGCTGTTCCAAAGGTTGCAATACCATTCTCTACAGTTGCGGTAATGCCTTCTGGAACTGAAAATATGAATGAACTGTTGTTCGTTAAACCTACACAGACAGGTCCACGCGCCTCTAGAGTAATCGTTGGACTTGCTGTAGTTACCGATACACTTAAATTGATTTCTGCCCTCGCACAGGTCCTAGAACGGGGCACATATCCGATCGATCTTGCAAGAGATACGACGTTTTCTCTCAAGACTGCCGAATCCAAGAAGGATTCATTGACAACCATGTTCGCATTAAATGCATTAATGTACGTATTATACGCCAGTGCATTTAAAATTACAGAAAAATTAGACCCCTCAAAGTCAAAATCCGAGAAATCAGAGTTTGCTCGAAGATAATCTTTGATCGAAGTCTTAATTTGATCAAAATCTAGATTTGTAAACTTAGTAAAAGGCATTTTATCTGGTTGCCTCTAGCATAAAAGTGTATTCTTGTGTTGGTATATCCAATCCTACAACGTCAAAATACAAAGTAACCTCAAAAGAGTTGTCATCTGGTCTAGGATTTGCCTTTACGACCAGATTTTCGACTCTTGGTTCATAATTTAACACCGCATTTGCGATTTGGGACTCAATAAACGTCGCAGTACCAAAATCAATAAACTCAAAAAGGGCAGAACGAACGTCTGATCCAAAAAGTGAATCAAAGAATCGCTCTCCCCTTATAGTTTGAACAATATTTCTTACTGATTTACGAATTGCACCTTCATTTCTCAAGGCAGGCAAGTCTTTTGTCACTGGATGTGGTTCAAATGACAAGCTGATATCTTTAAATGAGCGCGAAATTCGTTGATTTGCCATCAATAAAGTATTTCTTCACCTTATTTATACCCTCTTTCCGTATGTTGGTTCAGTACCATACTCCCAATCATCATAGTCATCATCATTTCTAATCTGTTCATGCAGCAGAGTTTGCCTTTCAAGGTCATGAACATGGTCACCGACCACTTCTCTTAGCTGATTGTAAGAATTTTTTGGTCTATTGAGGTATTTGTCTGATTTTGTGTCGGTAATTAGCGTCATTCCCGACTCAATGAAGTCGTTTCCTTGATCAGGAACAGGATGGTTTGCCATTTTGCCTCCAAAAAGTTCGTTTCCAGAACTTTTAGAGGGGTTGCTATCCCTTTTTCTATTTATTTTGCCAGTGCCAATGATTATTTGGTTGTTCCCACCAGAAGTGTAAGTCAAATTGACCTCCATCATAGTATAAAGAGACGAAATCGCTCTTAAAATTGCTGTTAGTGTCTTCACAAAGGGCAACAGACCATATATCTGCACCTGATGCCTTAGTCATAACGTCGCAAATCCAGTTATGGTTGCTTCCATCGACTGTTGCAGCATCAATCAGGACGAATTTATCCCATCTCAACTGCCACTTCATGTAGTTTTGAGTAAACTCAGTACGATACTCGCGTACATCCTCATCAGGAAAGGGCACATTGATTGTCTCTACATGAAAAATCTCCCGATCCGCAGAAAGCGAATGGGAGAGGTGTTGTGTAGCAATAGCAGAGTAGTTAGGAGAGACCATCAGAAAGCAAGTATCTGAAGGATGAATAGGCAGATTCGCCATTTTCATCCGATAGGTCATCTCCTGAATGAGTGCCCGTTCCTTATCTTCAGAGATAAAGAGTAGTTGCTTCATCCTTTGCCCTGTCCGCGATACTTTTTACGTGCTTTGTTACGAGAAGTAGCGGCATACTTAGTTCCGCCTCCATCTCCTTGACGAGTTTTTTTCGGGGGACCGCTGACGTAACCAGACTTGTTGATTCCGACTTTAGAGCGAACTGCCATTTTTCAAATCTCCGTTTTCGTTAATGATAATAGTTTCAATGGACTCAGGACGAGGGACGCCTCGCTGATAATATTCTAGAGCAAGGTCCTCCATTCTGTCAAAGTATTCGTCTTGCGATAATGACTTGAAGAGGACCTCTCCGTTTACTTTAATAGTATAACGGTCTTCTGCCATGGGGATCAGATAATACGAGACTTTTCGTGTCCGACGCGAATACGAGGGTCGCACCAGATATCAAATCCTGCTTCTTTCGCATCAAGGCAGAAAGAAACGTCTTCGCCGCACATATCCTGCACTTCTCCTGACTCGAAGACTTGCATCTTAGGTGCGAACCAAGGGTACTTCATTTCAGTATGCTCGAAGACACCGTGCTTAATAAGCAACCAACCGAAACCAGTGTAGTCAACGGTAAATGGCTTGCGACGCTTCTGAATGCTTTCAAGAGTCTCATGGTTCATGACTCCACCGTTGGATCGGAAGTCATCCTCCTCCAACCAGTGTGCAACTGAAGTAGTATGACCATCTTCAGTACAATACCAACCACCTGCGATGTCTTGATCCATCAGAACAAGTTGGTAGAACTTCTCAGTATTGAACACGATGTCAGAGTCAATCCAGAGTTGGTAATCATACTTGAGTTTACCATCCCAGGGAATCTGATCAGGTCCACGTAGTACGTTTGCTCCAAGACACTTACAACGTGCAAAGTTCACCATGGAACTATAGTCTTGGGAAATCTGAATGCTTGCACCTGCTTGTACTAGATCGAAGCAGAGTTGTACGAAAGACTTCAAGAAGATATAAGATACTCCTCGTCCAGGTAGACAGAATACAACTGTCTTACCTTTGATCATTTCTCTTGCTTTCGCGTAATCAAACTCTTCTTCTTTCGTTGAAGACGCAACGGGCGTTTTTGCTTTTACTGTAAATCCTTTAGCCATAATTTGGTCAAGTTTGAATGTGAATCGATTCAGTATGAATCATACTGCATTATGTAGGTCCTGTCAATAAGAAGGATCCTCAGAAGCAACTTTATTAACAGTAACTTCTTCGTAACTTAAATCTTCTGACCGATAGTCTGTTTGCATTAAACCTACAATTGCTTTTACAGTGTTCCAAGTTACATTGAAGTCTTCTTCTTGTACGCAAGGCAATAAACATTTATCCTTTGCGTAGATATGAAATAGTTTTGTAGTTGTAGTTTCAGTCATCTTTTGATTCTCTTAGAATAACTTCATCGCCCTCCATGCTCCATTCTAACACAGTACCTTCATACCATCCCATATCATTAACTAACCATTCAGGAAAGACTAGGATATATTCACCTGTTACTGGATCAACCTCTACGGTCAAAAAATTTTCCGAAAAATTTTTTCTCATGCCTTGTAACTTAAATTCGGATTTTGAAATTATATAGCGTTTGACATATCTCTCGCGAATCGGGTCGTTTATAGCTTAAAGGGACCCATCGTTTTTTATATACCCCCCCCTTATGAAACGCTTAGCGCGATCCGACCGCACGGCGGCGGGCGGCATAGGACTGCTGCCCGCACGAACGCACGAATAAGACTGTCAGCGGGACGAACGCCAACCCGACACGGGGCAGGCGGTTGCCTCATCTTTCCAGAGGTCAGCGAACTGCCCAGCGATGGCGAACGCACTGATGCCCAACTGAGGTTGCAGACGCGACCCCATAGGGGTGTCGTCGTTGCCGCGACCAGTCCAAACGATTTGGCGGGTGCGGAGGTCGGAGGACATGGAGAGGATCATGGGCGTCTGTCGGTTGCTTGGATACTGTAGCACGAATCAGGCGAAACGATTCGGGGCGATGCTGCCAGCGATGGCACGAACCTGGGCGTCGCCGTCCCAACGGGTGTCATCGGGGTAGGCATTGTCCAGGGTGCGGATGCGCTGGATTTTCTGCCAGACCGAAGAGCGGGTGTGCTCGGTTTCGGGGAAGACCTGGAAGAAGGCGGCGAGCGTGTCGGTCATGTGTGCCCCTGCATTGAGGTAGGCGGTAACCAGGAAGCAGACTTCCTCATCGGTGTAGGGGATGCGCTTGGTAGCGGGGGCGTTGGCGGCGGCAAGTGCTGCCTCCATCAACTGACGACCCTTCTTAAAGAGGAGACGCTCGGGGCGGTCCAGGTTGGT